TGGATCAGATTCAACCTAATAATAGAATATCGGAGGGAATGGAAATGATGAGTCTCAGAGAAATGGCAAAGAATCGGGTTATCCGGATGCTGTCGAATCATGTAGAGGGCCGAAGTGGTGAGCGGGTGACCGTATCTCGTGTCAGCATCGGAAAGGGTGCTGATTGTCTGTGCTGGTGCTGTCTGGTTGCGTATAAGTCTGACCGTGATATGGACTGGTTCGTTTCCGGATGCTTTAACGAGTGGGGTGATCCAGAAATAGATCATGTCGATTATGTGCGGGTGTGTGTTACCAGTGAGGGAACAGATTTGGTTCCGTTTAGCATTTCAAAGAAATATGTTGACCGTTATTTGTTCCGGGACTGATGGAAGGAGAAAGTAACATGAAAAGCAACATGCAGAAAGTCTATCGCGCTCGGTGTCTCCAGACTGGGGAATCATGGGAAGCTGAAAATCTGAAGTTGGTTTACAAAATCGCCCGTATGCAATTGCGCGACTATGTAGAAGAGGCCCGTTCTGCTGGTGAGGATTACCGCTGTGACATGGTTATCAATAGCATGATCCGGGAAGAGACTATAACCGGCTTCCGCTATTATGACTGCCGTAGGATTATGGGGCTGTCTCAGGGAGTTTGCAAGGGATACAAGACTGTTGTTATTACTTTCAGGCAGGTGTGATATGAAGTTTACATATTATTGTAAACCCGGCCGCTTCCTGTCCTGTCGTGAGCATTATGTATATCTCGGGGGATGGATCACTCCCCCGGGATATATCATTCTCCAACATGGCACACTGTCCCCGGTTGAATATGCTCAGATCATGCGAACGGGCCTGATCCGCATCTATGAGGATCAAGGGTGTGATATGACATATCTGGAACAGTACATCCCCCGCGCAGATTTGAGAGCATATCGTGAAAACAATATTATTCCTGTTGGGAAACTCCGACAAATTGATTATAATCATTTTGTGGGCATGATCAAGGTCTATAATAGGAGGGTAATATTATGAGCTATATAGACGGTCTGAATGTTCCCGGCTCTCGTTCTCCTTATACGGTCTGGCTTCGGTGTCCTGTTGGTGTGGTCGGCATCGACTTCCGGACTTTGAACAAATATATAAAGGAATATAATCGGAAGAAATATCGGCAGGTCTTTTCATTCTGGCCGTGGCTGTCCTATCAGGTTTATGGTAATACTGACTATGTGGACGGCTTTTCTGCTTTATGGAATGAGCACAATGCAAACATGAACAAAGTTATCCCGATTGATTGTTAATGGAGGTGTGAATCATGGCGAGATCAGAATATACCCGTCTGCGGGATATAGCACAGAAGCGGCTGGGCCGCTTGGAAGCGGCCGGGCTGGCTGTTCCGGGAATATCCTTTCCGAAGCTGCGCGAGCTGGGGACTGAATCAGAGAAAAAAGCGGCCTTGCGTGAGGTTCGCGCTTTTCTGGAATCCGGAACGAAAGTGAAGGAAGTCAGGCAGACCGGGAAGGTGGTAACTGAAACGCCTCGCGGCATCCGGCCAGTAGATCCGGAGCGTGAAGCGCGGTTAGCCCGAAGGCGGGAAACGGCTCGGAGGAGGCGAGAAGTATTAGCTGGACTGACCACGGAACAGCGGAGCATGATAAAAGGGGCTCGAAAGCTGGGCGTAACTATCCGGACGGAAGATATACAAGCTTTCATCGAATACATGGAATATAGATTTTCTCAGTATTCGGATTCTCAGTTTTATCTTTTTGCTGATTATGCGGAGGATTACGGGAAAGTTAAAAATAGGAAGTCTGTCCCCGAAATTGTGAGGGATTTCAAACTTTTCAAAGAATCCTATGCGGAACTGCATGACCAATCGACCGGAACCGGATATAGTGCTCAGGAGCTTCAGTCTATGTGGAGCGGTTTAATAGATTGGAAAAATCTTTTTGACTAAGGTGGTGAATGATTCTCATGTTCGCGTCATGGGAAGATATAGACTTTTTAGATTTATTCAAACGCAGAGGTTACTTGCGGCCCCTTCCGAAGCGGAAGCCTGACCGCGCCGGCGGTCGGTATCTGGTGGATATTGTTTCTGCATTTGATATTGAAACGAGCCGGATTGATTTACCTATCACGGACGGCCGGACGCAGAACAGCCATAGCTTTATGTATGTCTGGCAATTCCAGATTGAAGATATCACGATTATGGGCCGGAGATGGGAAGATTTTTTCGAAATGCTGGGAAAGATCCGGTCCGCGCTGGTGCAGTATCAGGACTGGATAAAATCGCCTACCATCCCGATGCTGGTTATATGGGTTCATAATCTGGCTTATGAGTGGCAGTTTCTTCAGGGTATTTATACGTTTGAAAATGAAGAAGTTTTTCTGCGCGATACTCGGAAACCTATTTGGTGCAGAATGTATGATTGCATTGAATACCGGTGTAGTTACCTGCAAACAAATATGTCACTCTCTCATTTGACTAAACAATTAGGCGTAGAAGAAAAGCTGTCCGGGGTGATATTTGATTATAACAAAATCCGATATCCATGGACGGAACTGTCAGATTATGAGAAGGAATATTGTATCCGGGATGTCAGATCACTGGTTGAATGTATGAAAATCCGGATGCAGAAAGACGGGGATACATTGCAGACGATTCCGTTAACATCGACCGGTTACGTCCGGCGGGACTGCAAGAAAGCTATAGAACCGCTTTATTATGATATCCGGGATATGAAACCGAATTATAAAGTCTATCGGATGCTCCGCGATGCTTTTCGCGGCGGGAATACTCACGCCTCCCGGCGTTTTGTTGGGAAGATATTAAACAATGTGACTTCCTATGATATGACTTCCTGTTATCCTGCTCAGCAACTTACAAAGAAATTTCCGATGAAACCATTTAAATTTCTGGACAATAATCTGACTCTTGAAAGAGTCATGCGTTTTATCGGTCTCGGTTATGCTGTTGTGGCTCGGTATAGATTTGAAGATATCAAAATAAAAGAAAATGTTCCTATCCCCTACTTGGCATTAGCTCGGACGCGCTCTGCAGATTTCGCCGGGGGCATCGACAACGGCCGGATTCTATATGCCGGCATCTGCGAATGCGTATTGACGGAAATAGATTTAGATATTGTTATGCGGCAATATGATATCGGGAAGGTATATATATTATCTGCTATGGTTGCGCAGAAGGATTATCTGCCGAAGCCTTATAGAGCTGTTATTTCTAAGTATTATGAATATAAGACAACTTTGAAGGGCGCGACAGATCCGGAGGAGCAATATACATATGCGAAAAGCAAGGAAAAACTGAATGCGGTTTTCGGGATGTCTTGTCAGGATCCTCTGCACAGCAAAATCTTATATGATGATGGGGAATATAATATCACAGATCTAAATAAGATCGGGACGGAAGAGGAGCGTAATAAAGCTCTGGCCGGGGCGGCGTTTCCTTATCAATGGGGGGTCTATGTTACGGCCTACGCTCGCGCAGCTCTGCAGGAAGCTATAGATCGGGCCGGCTGGGATCAGATGGTTTACTGCGATACAGATAGCATCAAAGTTATTGGATCGGTCGATTTGTCCGATCTGAACGCGAAGCGCGAAAAGCTGGCAACTCGTCAGGGCGCTGTTGCTACGGATCGGAAGGGCATCCGGCATTATATGGGCGTTTTTGAGTTTGAATGTGTTTATGATCGTTTTATTACTCAGGGCGCGAAAAGATACGCCTATGAAATTGGTGATAAAATGGGGGTTACTGTCTCCGGGGTCAGCAAGCGAATTAATGAAAAGACAGGAAAGCCGGTTGCTGTTGAGGAGCTGGGGAAGTTGGAGAATTTTAAAATCGGCATGATCTGGAAAGAAAGTGCCGGGAGTCTGTCGGTATATAATGATAATGATAATTTCTATTATGACTGCGGAGACGGCCGGGGCGTGATGGTCACGCCGAATATAGCAATTCTTCCGAATACTTATGAAATGGGATTCAGCAAAGACTATACTAAACTTCTGCAGGATGTCGAACTATATGGGGAATATGTGGATAGGAGAAAATGATATGAAAGTATATGATAAAAACGGCTGGGTAAACTGGGATTATTTCTGCGGCCTCCGGAGGTCGTTTATAATGATGGTAGGTGCGCGCGGTGTCGGGAAAACCTATGGCCTTATGAAATGGCTGATTGAAAATGAAAAACCATTTATTTATATCAGAAGACTGCAAGCTCAGTTAGATATGAGCGGATCAGAATCCGGGAATCCTTTCAAAAAGCTCAATTCGGATCTGGGTATAGATATCCGTCCAGTGAAAAATAAAAAGATGCTGGAATTTAGGGACAGAGCTAATAATAATCGAATTGTCGCGCTGGGGGCCGCTCTGTCAACGGTGGCAACTATTCGCGGATTTGATTTTTCCGGATATGATTTCATGTTATTTGATGAATGTGTTCCTATGGCCGGAGAGAAACCTATCAAGCAGGAATTTGAAGCATTTTTAAATTTTTATGAGACTGTAAACCGTAACCGGGAATTGGAAAATAATGATCCGGTGAAATGTATCATGCTGGGGAATGCTAACCAGCTCTTGAATCCGTATTTTACCGGCTGGCATTTTACAAAGACGGCTTTGAAAATGATAACTGGGCATCAGATGATATATACCACGCCGGATCAGACGCGAACAATGGTTCTACTTTTTGACTCCCCCATTAGCCAGAGGAAAGCAGAGACGGCCTTATACAAAAACGCTTCTGCCGGTTTTCTGTCTATGGCCTTGGATAATGCTTTTCGGACGGATGCAACTAACATCAGATCTGAACCTCTACGGGAATACAATCACATTGTATCGGTGGGGGATATCGGCATCTATAAACATAAATCAGAAAGACGGTATTTTGTTTCTAATGTGACCGGCTCGCCCCATTATGATGATTATGGGATTAAACTTCGGCAGTTTCAGAATGATTATTGGCTTTTGAGGTCGTTATATCTGGATAATAAAATCATGTATTTTGAAAATTACGAAAATGAAATACTTTTCAGAGAATACATGAAATTGACATAAACACTTGTAATTGATAAACAAAATAATTATTATATAGTTACGGGGCAATGTTCCCGAACAAAAGAAAGAGGGGCAATACAATGGAACTCAGTAGAACAGAACTTTTTCGGGCTATGAACTCTCAGGACGTGCGGAACGTGAAGGAGCTTGAAGGGGAGGTAATTCTTCCTGTCGGATGTCATACCCACACTTATGAAGATCAGGACGGCAAAGAGCATCAGGTACTGGTTATCAAGGACGGTCTGACCGGCCAGTTGATTAAAACCGAAGTACAGGCTTTTATCAAAAAGTTTCTCGCGTATCTGGAAGCATTTGAAACTCTTCCGGATGACGAGCGGCCTTTCATGCAGATCAAGGCGAACGTGAGCAAGAAGGGCAACCGGTACGCTAACTTTGATGTGATCGACCGGGCAGAACTGCCGAAGTCGGAAGATTGATTGTTGTAATTGCCTCCAAAGCAATTATAATAATATCAGGGATGTGTGATCTATCCCCAACGCGAGGGCCGGAAACCCGGGGATGCGCTGGCGAGCGCAAGAGTAGACCACACATCCCGATTTTATTATATTGGAGGGCTCTTACATGGACGGTATCGAGATTATTACCACGCTGATTTCTAACCTTGGCTTTCCGATTGCTATGTGCGTAATACTTTTCTATTCCCTGAATCAAGAAAGAAAAGACCATAGAGCGAGCGAGGAAACGATTAACACAAGTATAGTTGAACTGAAAGAGACTTTCACGCAGACGATCCACGGCCAGCAAGAAAAAATGGTCGAAGCTATCAATAATAATACTTTGGCAATGCAGAGACTTGTTGATAAATTAGACAAGGGGTGATGCGCAATGATAACTGGCGAACAGTTTGCAGAAAAAGCTGTAAATGGTGGTTATATCGGCATCCCCTATTCCAGACTTGACTGTCAGGCTTTTGTTGAAAGGGTACTTGCTGACTGCGGTGTCCGGAAGTCGAACGGGACTGTCTATAACTGGCGCGGCAGTAATGCGATGTATAGAAGTTACTATTCATGGAGGGGAACGGTCGATGAATGTATTAATAAATTCGGCATGATCCCGCGGGGTGCTCTGGTTTTTACCCGGAAGACTGACGGGGGCGAAGTCGAACGGGGATATAATGACGGTCTTGGTAATTTCGCCCATGTTGGCATCTATGTAGGTGATCCTCACGGGGTGATCCATTCCAGCACCGGAGGGGTGCAATTCGGTAAATTCCCGAACGGCCGGAAATGGACAAATGTCAGTCTGTTGGAGATGATTGACTATACCGGCCAAAATAATCATAATAAAGATAGTGCTAATGCTCACTGGCTGATTGATTCAATCCGGGGGCTGTTAGACAAATTGGAGGCTTGCATATGACATATACCGAAATAATGGCATTGACTGATAAAGGTTTCACTCCAGACCAGATCATGATTCTGGCCGGTGGAGCGGCTCCGGCTGATCCTCCGGCTGATCCTCCGGCCGATCCTCCGGCCGATCCTCCGGCCGATCCTCCGGCCGATCCCCCGGCTGATCCTCCGGCCGATCCGAAGCCGATTCAGCTTCCTGATCTGTCCGGCCTGATCGACTCTGTAAAATCCATGGGGGATCAGATCGCGGCATTGACCAAAGCGAATCAGGATAGAAATATTAAGGAGATTATCACAGAAACGATCCCCACAAGCCAGACCGCTGACGATATTCTAGCGGGGATGATCCATCCACCGCTTGATGATAAAAAGTAAATGGAGGTAGACAAAAATGAGTGTTAATACCATGTCTTTTCAGCAGATCGCGACCGTCCTGAATGCTATTGTGCATCAGGCAACCGGCCAGCAGGTCATGACTCCCACCAACACAGCGGAGTTTGTGTCGGTGGCTAATACGGCTCTGGCTCTCGGTAATGATGTCGTGATGAACGCAATCACCACAGTTTTGAGCCGGACTATTTTTTCTATCCGTCCGTACTCCGCGAAGTTTGTGGGTCTGGAAAAGGATCTTCCCCGGTGGGGTGCTTATATGCGGAAGCTGTCCATCGCTGATTCTGACTGGGCAGATGATGAAGCGTATAAATATCCTGTTACCTATGACGCGAGCGAGAACCCGCCGACCGGTGACGGTAAAATGGTGGATCAGTGGAAGATCAAAAAGCCCAACGTGCTACAGACTAATTTTTACGGTGCTTCCGTTTTCGGGGATCATATTACAATTTTTGAGGATCAGCTTGAAACTGCTTTCCGTTCCCCTGATGAGCTGGGCAGCTTCCTCGGTATGATTATGACAAATATCTCCAACAGGATTGAGATGAGCCGGGACGGGGTCGCGCGCGGTCTGGTTGCTAATATGATCGGTTCTCTGCTGACCGAAAACAACACTGACCGTGTTGTACATCTGCTGACCGAATACAACGCGCAGACCGGTCTGACGCTGACCGCGCAGTCTGTTTATGCCCCTGAAAACTTCCCCTCCTTCATGAAGTGGGTATATGCGCGGGTCGCTCAGATTTCCGATCTCATGACTGAAAACTCCCTCATGTTCCAAACTGTTATTAGTGGAAAGCCGGTTTTGCGGCATACTCCCGTGCAGAATCAGAAGATCTATCTGTATTCTCCGGCTCGGCATCAGATGGACGCGCGTGTGCTGGCTGATACTTTCCATGATACATATCTGCGCTATGCGGATGTTGAGTCTGTCAATTTCTGGCAGTCTATCAAGACTCCCGATTCTGTCAACGTGACTCCGGCCTATACCAACGCTTCCGGCGCGGTTGTGACCGGTGAGGCGATTAGCCGGGGCGGGATTTTCGGATTGATGTTTGACGAAGATGCAATGGGGTATGCTGTGCTGGATCGGCGTATGATTCCGACGGCCGTGAACGCCTCGGGGATTTACAGGAATTTGTGGTATCATTTCAAGGCAAAAGTATTTCAGGACAATACTGAAAAAGCGGTTCTGCTTCTGCTGGACTAATTTCTTCATCTCCTTCCCTCTTTCCGGGGGCGGGCAAAATCGCGCCCGCCCCTTTCCTATTATATAGGGGTGATTTTATGACGGTTTCATTTGCTTCTGGATTCAGCAAACAGCTAAACAGCACAAAGAGGCCGACTGGAGGCTCGTCTTATGATTGCGTCCTGAAAGATAACTGCACAATTATGAGGCCGCGAATCAGTATAGGCGGGTCTTTCAATCCGGCCGGGATGATGTACTGTCATATTCCGGCATTCAATCGGTATTATTATGTTACTGATTGGGAATGGATCGGCGGTGCGTGGGTCGCGTCTCTGCAGGTCGATCCGATGGCCACTTATAAGGATCAGATCGGCCAAACGGTTGCATATATCACGCGAGCGGACACTGCAAGTTTTGATCCGAAAATATCTGATGGGATGTTTCCGGCCACGACAGATTTTAGCGTGGTGAATACATTCGGGAACACTGAACTATGGAAAACCGGGGTTTCTGAAGGAACTTACATAGTGGGTATTATTTCCAGTGATGCCGACACAGCCGGAAGCGTAACATACTACACTATGAGCAATTCACAATTTTCAGCTTTGAAGTCTTTCATGTTTCAAGAGGATTTTTTTCAGGATGTTATGGGATTTCCTGATGTGACTAGTCCGGAAGAATTGCTAACATCTCTGTCCCCCGAACTTCTGAAAGTTATTTTCAATCCGTCTCAGTATATAGTATCTGCTATGTGGTTCCCGCTTTCAATTTCTGGTGGAGGCGGGACAGTCAAATTTGGATGGTGGACTACCGAGGTATCCGCTGGACGGTTGGGGCCGGGAATTGTAAAAATGGCCTTGCCTCTGGAAAGTATCACTCTCCCAAAGCATCCGCAAGCTAATGAGCGCGGAAGTTACTTGAATTATGCGCCGTTCTCTCAGCATATGCTGTTTGTACCGCCATTCGGATCTTTCGCAATTGATCCGTCCTTTTTCGATCTGCACGGAACTAATGAGGGATCTGTAAATCTCGAAATATGGGCCGATCTGATAACCGGAAAAGCTACTTGCGTTATTCGAGCGAATGACAAGCAAATCGGGCAGCTCTCCGGCCAGATCGGCGTCCCCGTCCAGCTTTCACAGGTCGGCTCTGATATTCTCGGAACCGCTGTTACGGCAATTCAGGGAGTGGGGAACACAATCTCAGGGGGTATATCCGGGTTTATGTCCGGAGGCCCTGCCGGTGCTATTGCAGGTGCTATTGGAAAAGGAGCGGAGGCAATCTATAATACAATAAACACAGCTATGCCTCAGGTTCTCAGCACCGGAACTAATGGATCATATGCGGGAATGACTTCCAGAGTCGCGCATGTTGTCAGTAAATTCTTCAAAATAGCCGATCCTGACGACGCGCACAGGGGGCGGCCTCTCTGCAAAATGATGGCTATAAATACTTTCTCCGGTTTTGTCCAGTGCGCGGAGGGGGATATATCCATTCCGGGAACGGAAGAAGAGAAAAGCATTATATCCCGCTATATGGTTTCCGGCTTCCTGTATGAATAGGGGTGATCTGAATGGCCTATAAAATGGCTGATGGATTCTGGACTCCGGATGATAGTGCAAGCCAGTTTTCCCTATCGCAACCGCAGAAAGATGAAAACGCGAACAGGATCTATACTTTCTTCACTCGGATAGGATGGCAGAAGGAAAGTATCTGCGCGATGCTGGGAAACATGGATGTCGAGTGCCGAATGAATCCCCGCGCCCGAAATATAACAAATGATACTTTCGGCCTTGTCCAGTGGCATCCGGCAAGCAAGTATATCAATTGGGCAACCGCAGAGGGCCTTGCATATGAACTCGGCACATCTCAATGCAAGCGGATAAAATATGAAGAAGCGAACGAGCTTCAATGGCAGGATTGGGCTGTTGTTACGTTCGCAGAATGGGCGCGGGCTCTTCAGGAACCGATTGAAACACTGACTTATTATTTCATGCGATATTATGAGGTTGCTGACCCTGATACTCTGAATGAAAGAATTGAATGGGCCTTATATTATTTTGAGCATGTAAAACTGCTTTCTAATATTCCGCTCCTGCTGATCCCGCTGGTGACAAAAAAGCGGAAGCAGATCGGCCGGAGAAAAATATCATTATAAGGGGGGTATAAAATGAGCTATACGCCGACTCTTTACGACCATATTAATCTGTACAACGCAGGATTTTCCCCATCCACAGTTCACGCGAAAAATACCGGACTCGCGAACTTCTTCCGGCGATATCTTCTGCAAAAAGCTATTTCCGTTTTCAAGTGGAATCTCCCGAAAACATGGGCGAAAAATTACTTTCAGTACATCCTTTATATCTATGGATATGTCGGGATTGTGAATACCAGCCGGTTCGGGGTCATTCCGCAGGAGGGAGTACTTTCCGGCTATGATGTTTTCTACCAGCCTACACACATTACAGTAACCAACCCGCTGATCCCGTCCATTCTCCGGCAGAGGATCGGCGAGCAGTGCGGTCTTATCAAGCTACAGCCGGACTATGGTGGGATTATGGATATTGTCGGATATTATGCTGACATGATGGCAATATGCTCGGAGGCGGCCGGGGTCAATCTGTTTAATAGTAAACTGGCCTATGTCTTCCCGGCCAGAGATAAAAACAGCGCGGAGAGCTATAAAAAGATGTTTGACCGGGTAGCATCCGGCGAACCGGCCGTAGTGATAGATAAATCACTTTTTGATGATACCGGAAAACAAACATGGGCTCCCTTCTCTCAGAACTTGAAAGAGACTTACATCACGGATCAGATCCTTTCAGATCTGCGAAAAATTGAAGCAATGTTTGATACTGATATAGGCATCCCGTCCGCGAATACCGACAAGCGCGAGCGGCTGATTACGGATGAAGTAAACGCTAATAATGTAGAGACCGCGAGCAAGTGCGAGTTGTGGCTTGATACGATCCGCGAGGGGATCGAAGAAACGAAACAGATTTTCCCGGATGTCGATATTTCCGTTGATTGGCGGGTACAACCGGAACAGGTAACTGATACATGGAATCAGGAAGGAGCGCAGAAAAATGACAGAAATGATGATGTCCGTTGAAGGACTGTATACCGCTGACGAGGATCTGTTTGTAGGTCTTCAGGTTCCGGAGGGGATGGAAAAGCAGACCGTTATAGATTCTATACTGCTTGAATGTATGGAACTGGAAGTCTTATATCCCCGGCCGGAGACCATGAAAAACATGATAGGCATCTGGTCGGCTAAAGAGCTTCCGACATGGAAACGGGTTTATGCTGCGGAACTGGCTGAATATAATCCAATTGAAAACTATGATCGGCATCAGACCGATACCAGACAAGAAACTCATTCCGGGGATGATGTTACTGCCGGAACTACTGAATCAAATACAACCGGGAGAACAACCGGAAACACATCCGGATCAAGCTCCGGAACCAGCTCCGGAACCAGCTCCGGCCAGAACGGCACAACCACGAACGCAACCGGCAACCTGACGGATAATAATCTGCACAAATTCGCGGCCTTTGATTCTGGCACTCTTCTGGATCAGAATAAAGATGAAAAGACAGCGCAGAGCACAAACACACAGACGGAACAGTCAGCGAATGAGCAGACAAGCTCTGAAAATGTCAGTCAGACAAATCAGGGCTCGAGTGAACAAAATCAGACAGGAACCGCAACAGAAAACAAGGTTACCACGCTCACCCATGGTGAAACGGTGGGGGAGACTTTTACAAGCTATATCCACGGCAATATTGGCGTAACAACTTCTCAGCAAATGTTAGAATCAGAGCTTGAATTAGCTCCCAAAATAAATACAATTAATTATATAACCAACTCGTTCAAAATGCGCTTCTGCATTCTGGTATATTGATGGAGGTGGGACAGATGTTTGAACAGTTTCCTTATGCTAATTTCCATGAAATGAACATGGATTGGGTTATCAAAGTAGTAAAAGACTTCCTCGCGAAATATACGGATATCGAAAATCTGATTGCGCGAGGTCAGGAAGATATTACAGAATTAACTGACGAAAAACTGCAGGAACTGGAAGATAAAACTACAGAGCTGGAAAACCTTCTGCAAGAGTGGTATGAAACACATGAAGCTTCCCTAACGGAAACTCTAAATCAGAAGCTCGCTGAAGTGCTGGCATCCATTCCCGCTGATTATTCCGCTCTGGCCGCGACCGTAAACGGCATCCTCTCGGCGAACGTTTATAGAGTGACAAGTACAACTCCGGCAGTTAATTATAATCGGCCTGTAAATGCTAATGATGAATATGTGTTCAGGCTGGCCGCTCTGTCCGATGCTTCTAAAAAAATCACACTTTATGGTGTTTATAATGACGGAACGGAACACACTGACGCAATCGCACAGATTGATAAAAATATTAAAACCGTAAAATTCAGCAGGAGCTATAATTTCCTCCGGTTTTCGGTAACTCCATATGCGGCATCTTGGACGGGATCGTTTGCTATTGATGTTCTGTCTGCAAACAGTGATTTGTATACTGCAATCCAGCGTATTGCAAATCTTGAAAATGCTAACGTTCTTGAGATAACTTCTACTGATCCGATTTATTACTTTAGCAAGCCGGTAACAACCGGAAATATTATTTACTTCCAGCTCCGCAATATTAGCGATGACAAGCGAATCACTGTCTATGGAATGACCGGAAGCACACCGACCGCTCTGCTTTCTCTGGACGGATCTATACAGAGACTTTATATCAAGACAAATTATGATTCGCTTCAGTTTGCAATTAGCCCGTATGATGCGTCTTGGGTCGGCTCTTATACTATCGACATGGCGATTGATAATATGATCGCTGATGTATTAGCCTCCTCTTTTACTCCATTCACATATGCAAACACCGCAGTGATTAATACTCTTATCAAAGCCGAAGAGGGGGATAATGTTCTTTTCGAAGTAACCGATGTTACCGGAACAGATAATAAGCTCCGGCTTTATGGAATCTATCATGAAGGAAGCACAGAAAGAGCTGATCCGCTAATAACTGCATACAATAAAAATGTTATTTATATCCATGAGTGTGATAAAACTTATGAATATATCCGGGTAACCTTCAGCCCGTATATCTCCTCTTTCACCGGATCGTTCACATTTAATATCAAGATTGAAAAGAACGAAAACGGACTCAATAAGGCATATCACGATATATCAAAAACTCAGCAAGGTTTGATGAAAACCGAACTCTATAACAATCTCCCGAAGGTATTTAAAAAGGTCGTATGTTGCGGTGATTCATATACTGCCGGACACATTCAGCTCCCCGGCCAGACGGCTGATCCGTATAATGAAGAATTTGCTTGGCCACATTTCATGAGCACAAAAACCGGCAACAATTGGATTAACTGCGGATCATCCGGGGCAAGCACTTGGACATGGCTTGAACGGGATGCCGGATTGCATAAAGCACAGGAACAGGGTCATGCTCAGGCGTATGTTGTCGGCCTGATGATTAATGACCAGAGCACAGGAGCAACTAACATCCCGCTCGGAACTCCGGCTGATATCGGAACAGAAAACCGGACATATTATGCCGGACTGTCTAAGATCATTCGAGAACTAAACGCGATTAGCCCACTTGCGAAGATTTTTGTAAACACTTGCCCGAAACATGGTGAGAACTATGATAGTTATAATGAGGCCGTTAGAACAGTTGTATCGACATATGCGGAAACCTATCCGGTTTTCCTGATTGATCTTGAAAAGGATTATTTTGATCTGTATCAGATCCCGTCACTTACAATGGATTATACAAACGGACATTATACCGCAGTAGGATATGAGCAGTTTGCTGATATCTATAATTGGATTCTTTCGGACTACATGAGCAAGAATATTTCCAGCTTCCAGAACGTCTATAAGATCCCATACGATAATGCCTAATATGGTAATCATTATTTGAACAAATATTCAAGTGAATAGTCCAGGAGCGTGACGTCCTATTTGGTCAGCAACTTGACCGGAATAATCATTGTATATTCTGGTTGGGGAAATGACCAGATAGGACATTTTTCCTTACCTCTCCC